TGTATGAAACTAGGATTCGGTAGAAATTACTATCGAATGGGTGAAGTTCTCGTTGGTAAAACCGCAACAGAAGTTGTATCCGAAAACTCTGATTTATTTCGAACGATTAATAAGCACGAGAATCCTCTTGAGATTGCGCTTATTGAAATGGTCGAACTTATAATTTATATAGGTAAATACTTTGGTATATTTAATATACCTGAACCATCGAAAATCACTATTGATTTCGACGACTCTATCATCGAGAGTAATGCAACGAAGCGAGAGCAAGACAGACTCGATGTACAAATGGGAGCAATGTCGCTCGAAGAATATCGCATGAAATGGTACAGCGAAGACGAGCAAACTGCTAAAAATAAAATCTCAAATATTGTAAATAATCAACCTGAACCTGAAAGAGAAGCACAATCAAATCCAAATCAATCACACACCAGCCCAAACGTTGTATAGAAGCTGCAGCGGTTGGGCTTATGTAATTATAAATAATAAAAAAATAAATTCAAAGGGTTGATTTTTATTTGTTTCAGAGTATAATAAAAGCAAGAGCTCCGCTTGAAGCGGTTAGTCCGAATGAAAGGCTTAAATTGAAACCGTTTCTCTAACTCAGAAGCGGTTATCCTTTTGTGATTAACAGGATTATGATTAGAAGTAATAACAATATCATTAAATCTTTATTCATAAGTCATCACCTCACTTTTAAGAGGAGTGACTAACCGCTCTTACGGACAAACTCTTGCACTTGAAATTATACAAGCTAAAAAAAATAAATTCAAAGGTTGATATTTATTTGCTTTTATAATATAATAGTAGCGTGGCCCAAAAGACGGGTCGTTATCAATAATGTATCATAATAACAACAACCGTGTTAGAAGCACGGTTGCTTTTTATTTTTCGTTATATATAATAATAGCGTAGCTAGTAGTACTAGTTTGGCTATTTCAAAATGATTATAATAACCGTCACTTGTCTAGGGCAACGGTTATTATTTTTTTGTTTCTCTTTAAATTTTTCAATTAAATACAAAACAAATTGAGCTAAATCAATTAAAAACCAAAATAACTCTAATAACAAAGCTATCACCTCCCAACTTCGGGATTAATAATGATAGCCAAACCGTGCCTTTACTAGCCACGCTAATTGAGATTATAAACAATAAGAAAATAAATTCAAAGCATTTTTTATTTTATTAAATTAATTGGAGGAATGTTTTAATGTCATATAATACAAAGAATTATACAGAACAAGGTGGAGAAAAAACAGTAATAGGAGGTACGCTTGAAATTAAAAGTGATGCACAAATAAATGGTTTAAGCGAACTTTATACTACTACACTTACGGCTTTAGGTTGGGCAGATACCAGTGGTAACGCACCTTTTACACAAACCGTAAATATTCAGGGAATTCTTGCAACTGATACGCCGATTATAGATGTAGTTTTATCATCAACCGCTGAGACTGCTAAGTCTCAACTCGAGGCATTTAGCTGTTTATCGAAGATTGAAACTGCGGATGGTTCTATAACTGCTACTTGTTTGGATACCAAGCCTACTATTGATATACCTATAAAATTGAAGGTGATTAGATGAGTGACGGATTTATTATAAAACGTGGCGGCGGTTCTAGCGATGGCGTAGACCCATCAATTATAGAAAGGACTGCTACCAATATAACTGCGGATATGCTTAAAGGTGTTACTAGTATTGGAAATAATGCTTTTTACAATTACACAAGCTTAACAAGTATAGAAATTCCAAACAGTGTTACTAGTATTGGGAATTATGCTTTTTACAGTTGCTCAGTAACAAGTATAGAAATCCCAAACAGTGTTACTAGTATTGGGAATTACGCTTTTTACAGTTGCACCAGTTTAGCAAGTGTAACAATTCCAAACAGTGTTACTAGTATTGGGGGTAATGCTTTTAAAAGTTGCACCAGTTTAGCAAGTGTAACAATTCCAAACAGTGTTACTAGTATTGAGAATAATGTTTTTGACTATTGCATAAGTTTAGCGAGTATAGAAATCCCAAACAGTGTTACTAGTATTGGGAATTATGCTTTTTACAGTTGCACAAGTTTAGCGAGTATAGAAATCCCAAACAGTGTGACATCTATTGGGAATAGTGCTTTTAAAAGTTGCAGCAGTTTAGCAAGTGTAACAATTCCAAACAGTGTTATATCTATTGGGCCTAATGCTTTTTCTGGTTGCAACAGTTTAGCAAGTGTAACAATTCCAAGTAGTGTTACCAGTATTGGTGAATATACTTTTTACAATTGCGGAAGCTTAACAAGTATAACAATCCCAAGTAGTGTTACTAGTATTGGGGATAATGCTTTTCAAAATTGCGACAGATTAACAAGTATAGAAATCCCAAACAGTGTGACATCTATTGGGAATAGTGCTTTTAAAAGTTGCAGCAGTTTAGCAAGTGCAACAATAAAAGCTACAACCCCACCAACTTTAGGGAGTGGTGTATTCTCTGGTACGTCCTCATCTCTAGTAATCTACGTCCCAGCCGAATCAGTAGATGCCTACAAAGCAGCTAGCGGCTGGTCAACTTATGCATCTAAAATCCAAGCGATACCAAGTGATTGACTTTTGATTTTCAATGAATATAATAATAGCAAGAGCTCCGCTTAAAAGGCGGTAGGCCCTAATGTAAGAATTGATTAACTTAATAACCGAAACTTCTCAACAAGTAGCGGTTATTTCATTAGCTTTAAAATTACGAATAAGATTAAAATTAAAATTATTAAGATTAAATCTTTATTCATAGGCCGTCACCTCACTTATAGAGGAGTGGCCAACCGCCATTTTCGGGCAAACTCTTGCACTTTGAATTATATAATCTTGATTTTTTATTTTCAATGAATATAATAATAGCGTGACTCGTTAGTGGGTTCATCATTTAGAAATTTTTTTCTTATTACGACGACCACGCTGCTTACGTGGGCGTCGATTTTTTAAGTATTCTTTTAATTCAAAATATATAAACTTAAATATTTCAAATATTAGATTATAAAAATCGTCCATTTTATCACCTAACTTTCTTTTAAAAAAATGATAGAAAGTAGATGAGCCCACGTCAACGAATCACGCTAAAAAAGACTATACCAAAAAACAATATAAATTAAAAGGAGGCTTATATATGGGAGAAATTCCGGAATGGTTAAGGCCTTATTGCAAACAAGGTGCTTATACACCAACTAAAGAAGATATTGAAAAGCTTGAGCCACAATCAAGAGATGAGATGATTTTAAAGTATTTAGCATCTGATTTATCTAATTATTATACAAAATCTGAAGTTGATAACTTAATTGATACTATACCTAAATTTGATATAGAAGTAGTCCAAAATTTACCGGTAAGTAATATTTCGCCAACTACTGTTTACCTTGTTCCTTCGCAGAGTGATTCATCAGATATTTACAAAGAGTATATCTATGTAAACAACAACTGGGAGCTGCTTGGAATCCAGAAATCTGACTTGTCTAATTATTATACAAAGTCTGAAACGAATGCTTTAGTCAATGGAATGATAAATGTTATTTATCCAGTTGGTGCAATCTATATGAGTGTAAACAGTACAAGCCCAGCAACATTATTTGGTGGCACATGGGAACAATTATCTAACAGATTTATTGTAGGTGTTGGCTCAAATTATTCAGCAGAATCAACTGGTGGTTCTTCAACACATTATCATACAACTGGAGACCATACATTAACTGTAAATGAAATCCCAAACCATGACCATAGTGTTTGGTTACGTACAGATTCTGGAATAGCAACTACAGTGAGTTATGTTGCTGAAAATGGTGAAGCGATGATTTCACGTGTAAACAGCACTGGAGGAGACCAGCCACATAATCACGGCAATACAAGCAGTGAAAGCAATTTGCCACCATATCTAGCAGTTTATATGTGGAAAAGAACATCATAATTATTTATTAAAAAGGAGGTTTATGTATGAGTGAAATCCCGGAATGGCTAAGACCTTATTGTAAGCAAGGCGCTTACACACCAACTAAAGAAGATATTGAAAAGCTTGAACCACAATCTAGAAAAGAAATGCTCTTAAAGTATTTAACCGATTCAGTTTCATCCGATTTATCCAATTATTATACAAAGTCTGAAGTTGACAACTTAATTGATACTATACCTAAATTTGATATAAAGGTAGTCCAAACATTACCGTCAAGAGATATTTCGCCAACTACTGTTTATCTTGTTCCCTCGGATAGTGAATCGTCAGATATTTACAAAGAATACATCTACGTAAATACCAACTGGGAGCTGCTTGGAATCCAGAAAACAGACTTGTCTAATTATTATAATAAAACTGAAATTAATAATTTGTTAAGTGCCAAAGTTAATTCCAGTGATTTAAGTACAGTTGCAACAAGTGGTTCATATAATGATTTGTCGAACAAGCCTATAATACCGACTAAAACCAGTGATTTAACTAATGATAGTAATTTTATTTCAAGTTCTGATTTATCTAACAATTATTATAATAAAACTCAAACTGATAATTTATTAGATACTAAGGTTGATAAAGTAACAGGTAAAGGATTATCTACAGAAGATTATACAACTGCGGAAAAGACTAAATTAGCTGGTATTGAATCAGAAGCTAATAAAACTGTAGTAGTGCAAACAACAGGTTCAAGCACAACTGACGTAATGTCTCAAAACATTGTAACTACTGAACTTAATAGCAAAGCGACAACTGCTTTGTATACAGGAACTTTAACTAGTTCAGGCTGGACATCTGCAGCTCCTTATACTCAAACGGTAAATGTTTCAGGTATATTGGCAACAGATGTACCTATAGTTGACTTAGTATTATCATCAACTACATCAACTGCGATATCACAGTTAGAAGCCTGGAGTTGTGTTTCAAAGATAGAAACATCTGCAGGCTCTATAACTGCCACTTGTTTGGAAGAAAAACCAACAATTGACATTCCGATTCAATTAAAGGTGGTGAGATAAATGGCACAGGCAATAATCTCGAGAAAAGGTGGCGGTGGTGGTGGGTATGCTACGATTACGTTTGATAATGTTTCGAGCTTAATAAGGTCAACTCCAACAGTATTAAGCGTTAGGAGGCATCGATTAGCAGCAACAACAGTAGGAAATTATGCATTGTTTGGCGGTGGTAACAATGGTTCTTATTATTCAACCTTAGATGCGTATAATGCGAGTTTAACACATTCAAACCCAACATCTTTAAGTGTATCTAGGAGGGCCCTCGCTGCAACAACCGTAGGTGACTATGCATTATTTGGTGGTGGATACAGTTACAATAGCGGTTCGACTTATTACCAAACAGTTGATGCCTATAACACAAGCTTAACAAGGTCAACCCCAACATCATTAAGTGTTGCAAGGGAGCTATTAGCAGCAACAACCGTAGGGGATTATGCATTATTTGGTGGTGGATATGGCAATGGTGCCTCATCAACCGTAGATGCATATAACACAAGCTTAACACGGTCAACTCCGACATCATTAAGTGTTGCAAGATTGGAATTAGCAGCAACAACTGTAGGTGACTATGCATTATTTGGTGGGGGGAGGAATGGCAATGATATTCCTTATTCAACGGTAGATGCCTATAATACTAGCTTAACACGTTCAACCCCAACAACATTAAGTGCTACAAGAAATGGTTTTGCAGCAACGACGGTAGGGAATTATGCTTTGTTCAGTGGTGGTTATGGTACTGGTGGTAATTATTATTCAACGGTAGACGCCTATAACACAACCTTAACACATTCAACCCCAACATCTTTAAGCCAAGCTAGGTATATTTTGGCAGCAACAACAGTAGGAGATTATGCCTTGTTTGGTGGGGGGTATGATGTTAGTAGTAGGTCATCAACAGTAGACGCATACAACTTAAGTTTAACACGGTCAACGCCAACACCTTTAAGTGTTGCAAGAAGCAGCTTAGCAGCAACAACAGTAGGAAATTATGCATTGTTTGGCGGGGGTACTGAATCTACTGGGGAAGCCTCAACCGTTGATGCATACTACCTCAACAATCAAGTATTAGTCTATCCTGGAACTAAATATAAGCTTGGCAGTATGACAGATGAAGCCACTTCTGATTCAATGCAAATGATAATAACCACAGCACCTATAACGGGTTATATAAAAATTAAAGACGCAACGATAAATTAATAAGGAGATTTAATATGATTAAAATTGAAAAATACGATGGTTCTAAAACTTATATGTTCCCAAATGGGGAATTAGCAACGCCTGAAAGGGTTAAAAAAGACTATCCAGCAGTAGAAGCATTTACTCATATAGTAGAAACCGATGAAGCTGGACAAGTCATGTTTGCAATTCAGAACTTAGCAGCTATCAAATCCCAAATGGGGATTGATATGACTTTAAGCGATGAGGAGGCGATTAGTAGAATTGAAGAAATAAGAAACGCTCCACCGCCTGAGCCTGAAGTATCAGCGGAAGAACGTATCGCTAGTGCGCTGGAATTTCAAAATGTTTTAAATATGTAGTTGATTTTTTATTTTCTATGAGTATACTAATAGCGTGACTCGATTGTGAGTCCGTTACAATTTGATATTTATGTTGATTATAACGACCTCGTTGGGGCATTGCTAAAAGTGAATAGAAAGTAGATTCAAGGTTATCTCCATTTATGAATGCAATATAAAATCCTCCGGCACCGCCGGAGGAAATATCTATCTCTTTTTAGCAATACCTCGTTGGTAGCGTGGTTGACTTTTTATTTTCGGTGAATATAATAATAGCGTACCCCGATTAACGGGTCAAACTTTAATGATGATAATTATGACCGCGTTGCCACGCGGTTGTTTCCTTTTAAGTTCAAAAATTCTAAGAATTAAAGAAAATATGTCTAGAATTAAAAACCAAACATCAAACATAAACTATCACCTCCTTCATTCGAAGTATGGTAATAGACCCGCATAAACTAGGGTACGCTTTCGGAATAATACTCAAACTTAAAATTTATTTCAATAATTTGGAGGAAAATAATATGAATTACGAATTAATTAAAAAGAATTATGACCGCGGTTTATGGAGCAAACGGCAAGTAGAAATAGCCAAGGAAAAAGGTGTTATAACCGAAGAAGAATACCAAAAGATAACCGAGGGTGCTAAATAATCCTCGGCGATGCGAGAGTAACAAATTTTTTCATAGAGATTAACTCCTTTAAAATATTTTTTAAAATTCATTTCACTTCATTTCTTTTAGCTCTCGCATTTGATTTTTATTTTTTGATGAATATAATAATAGCAAGAACAACCGCTTAAAAGGCGGTAAGTCCTATCAACTAGATCAAAATTTAACTGCTCTCTCTAGCCAGAGGCAGTTATTGCTTTATTATCAGTAATATTACAATTAATATTAATAATAAAATAACAAGATTATAATTCATAATCATCACCCCTTTCATAGGGAGTGACTAACCGCCCTTTTCGGACATGTTCTTGCGTCTTTTATTTTACAAACTGGCAAAAACAAATTCAATTATTGAGGTTGATTTTTTTTATTTTCTATATATAATAAAAGCAGAGACACCGCTTATGGCGGTTAGCCCTAATTAGGAAATAAGTTATTCAATGATAACCGTTAACTTCTCTAATAAGTAGCGGTTATTTTTTTATGATTTCATTATAAGTAAGCAATATTAAAAATATTAACAACAAATCAGTATTCATAATCGTCACTCCTTTCAATTGGAGTGGCTAACCGCCTTTTCGGGCAATCTCTGCAACCATTATTCTACAGATTAACAAAAACAAATTCAATATTGAGGAACTGGATAATCTCGTTAAAACAGTTCATTAGTGCAGCTAACACTTAAAAGAAGCTAATTTGAGGAACTACCTCGTTAAAAAAAGGAGATAATATGGAAACACAAGAAGAATCTAAAGTTATTGAAACAAATCCTGAAAAAGAAAATGTAGTTCAAGAAACTACCGAAAAAGAAGACCATTTTGACTATAAAAAAGCCAGAGAAGAAAGAATTACACGAA